TTAATAAAATAGTATGCTCATTAAAACTAACAACAGCCGTTTTATGATATACAACTTTTGTTGTATCTTCTCCCTTTAAATTTGGCTCTGTGAACACTACTGTTTTGTGAGTTCCAATTTTAACGGGTTCGGGTCTATGGTCATTAATCTCTATATATTGATGATTACCAAAGACACTATTTTTCCTTATTATAGTTTTCATTTTGTTTTCTCCTCTTTTAATATTCTAAATCGTTTGTTTTGGGGTTGAAATATCTAACTGTTTCATTTCCTCCCCAACTTTTTGCAGTTATTTTAAATCTTCCATCTTTAAAGCTTTCAACCTTAAAATCTTTTAGCGTTTGACCAAAAAATTTCATGGTGTCCCTACTAAAAAAATAAGGAGCCTTATCTTTTGTTAATCGTTTAATTTCGTATATTGTTGGTTTCTTCATTTTGTTTTATTCTCCTTTTTTAATATTTTGATAAATCAAATCCACTATCCCAAGAGTTAAGTGCCTTAACTTTGGGTTTTTTGTTAATAATTCTATATACCTGTTTAACTTGGTGTTTTCTTCCCTTAGTCCAATCTTCCACTTTGCCATTTTTAACGGCAAATACATGCCCTCTACAGCCTAAAATGTAAGTGTCTAGGTCTAGGTATTCAGTGCAATTATTAGCCGTTAGAGATGTAAAATATCTTTCTTTAACTTCGAATTGATGCTCTGCGATGATTTCATATTTGATGTTAAATTTTTCGGCTACATCTTTAAAATTTCTAAAAAAGTAAAAGCCCCTGTTTCGTTTTCTTCCTAATTCAAAAAAGCCCTTTTGAACTTTTTTAAATGGTAGATCCATGGCGATGGCTACAGCCAAAACAGTACAATAATTACTGTCGTTTTGGTCAACATCTTTTATAATTGTTTTGTATGTTTGTTTCATAATTCCTCCAAATTATCCCTAGACGCTTTGCGTTTCGGGGCGAGAATTTGAACTCGCCCCTCATCAGTAGGTTTATATTTTCCCCTCTTGAATATCCTTGCAAAGATTAATAACTGTTGCAACGTCGTAAAATTCGGGGTCTTTTTCTTGCCCTTTTGAGCCTGTCCATAATCCGTTTTTCTTCTGAGAGCGCATCCACTTCATGAGTTCTTCATGAATTGTAAGGTCTTCAGTCTTTTTGTGCATCTTAACAACCCGAAATGAGCCGAAATCCTTTTCGTTGAAATTATCAGCGTAAAGCCCGTCTACGTTTTCTATCATTGACTTAGTAACCTTTTTTAGAGTTACTTGAGCGTCTTTTCTTTCATCTCCTAAAACGGCTAACTGTACCGCCTTTTCTTTTACTAGGGTCTGAACTTGTTTTTTGATAAACCCTTTTGTTTTCTCTATCAATTCGACATCATTTCCATTTAGGATATTGTCAAATTTTCTAGTTAATTGGGTTTGATTGTTTTCATCTTTGTGATGTAAATCTCTTTTGATTACATCAACAACTGACTTTGTTTTTTCTCCTAGCATCAAACCTATCTGAAGGGCTTCGTCTATTTCCTTTTTGGTAGGTTTCTTATATGTTTGCTTGGTTATTTTGTTTTCTTTCTTCATGTGCTTTTATTCTCCTTTATGCCCTAATGGGCTGTTATTTTAATATTTAATCTGTCTAATCTTAATGGGTCTAATTGGTTAATGTCAAGTAATTTTCACAGTTAAGGTGCTTAACTTTGATACACCTTATATATAGAGGATAATTTTTATCTAAAATTATTCTATTTTTCATTAGAAAAATGCATTTAGTTAAAGATTTTACTTGCTATTGTCAAAAAGTCTTTCAAGGTGTCTAAATGGCTGTTTATGGCTGTTATTCAGATGATTGAACTTGGATATTTAAAACTCTTTTTATGGCGTTTAAGGCTATGTTTTGGGCTTTTATTGAGGGTGGAATTGGTCATATTTCGCCTAAATCCTAGTAAGGCACTACTAAACATTACCCATAACACTAAACAAGGACAATTACAAGTAAATTCGTTTAATAGGTTAAAGATTTAATTAGACTATTTTACTGATTGTCAAGGATTATTTTTAATTGATGGAATTTAAACTCTATACAACAGCACCCCTCACAATGTCAAGAGAAATATTTATTTTTATTTTTTACTTGACTTTATCGTAGATCCGATATTAAATTGCAAATTATTTTTATTTTTTACTTGACAAGTACCCTAGGGCGTATGTAAATTTATACTTTGGTGTGATTACGCATTCCCCATAAATTATTTAATAACAAACACTTGCAGGGATATATAAAAAAAATTTGAAAAGAAAGTCCACTAATTCCCTTGTATAGAAGAAAGAAAGTCCGTAGAATATACCATAAATAAAGGAATTTATATGAGTGTAATACTCCCAGAAAAGTGGAAACCAGAGAAATCGCTAGTTGTAGATATGCTTGTTACATCCCCTGAAACACCTATACAGGAAGTTGCAGATAAGGTTGGTGTTACTAGAGCTACTATACATAATTGGATGAAAGATCCAGAGTTTGTAGAAGTATTTTATCAGAAGTATATGGTTACATTTGGTTCTAGGTTGCCGAATGTTTTAAATAGTATGGTTAGAGAGGCTGAGGCAGGTAATGTTCAAGCTGGTAGATTGGTGTTAGAACATTCAGGTAAGCTTATTAAGCGTGTAGAGGTAAATAACTATCAAAGCCCATTTGAAAAATTTTTAAATTCAGATTTAAAAGATGCTGAGATTGTAGAGGATGTAGAGATACTCCCACAAAGACCAGTTGTGCCTAAAACTGAGCCAGTAAAGACTCAATATGAGGAAAAAATAGAATTAAAAAGAAATATTAAAAAGAATGAAAAGCGTAGAGAGGCTAGAAAGTGGAGAGCTAGGGCTAAAGCTGTGGGTATTAATAGACCAACTAGGGGGAGACAAACACCTGCTCAACGCAAGGAATGGCAAGAAAAGATAATAAAAAAGGAAAAAGCATTAAATATCAAAGTTCTTTAAAAATGTTTTAGTATCGTAGGATTTACATTCGGGACATTCTTGTTCTCTGTCAGCATCAACAGCCAATACTTGCCAAGACCAATGGCAAGACAAACAAAAACACCTTAATAAGGTAACATTCTTCATATTTCAAGGCTATCATCTATCTCTATATCCTCTGGGATTAGCTGACAATAACAATATTCTTTGCAAATACTCCATCCAGACCCCGGCAGACCTCTGCTTTCCCATCCTTGCCAAGTATCAATCTCACCAGCAACACTAAGACAATCATCGCAAATGTTTTTAGATATAGCAACCCATCTTAGCTTTTCCCCCATTTTTCCAGTTGAGCGGAATGCTTGGTTAATTCCTCCCACAACTCCTCGTTTAATTGAGTTTCTGAGTTCGCCAAAGATTCTTCCATTGGTAATAAAGTCTTGCTCAAGAACCCTAATAATTGATTGTTCATCAAGACCACTTCTTGTAAGTCTATTAATTTCTTGTCTAAATCGTTGATCGAAGATTCTTGTGTCGTAAGACATTCCAGCAGCAATCTCAGTAAATAATCTTCTATCGGCTTCATTTAACTCATTCCTTTTCTTTGGCATAATGTAATCCCAGTCCCTTATTTAATACAATAATTATTATTTCTTTAAAGCCTTAACAACTTTATCTCTAAAAATTTTAGATATTTTATTTCTAGTTTCATCTAGTATTCCTATAAAATCTCTTGCAGGAACTTTTATGCCTTTGTTGTTATTAACAAATATAACTTTATCTGGTGTATGAGCTTTTAGCATTGGGATTTTTTTAGGAGTAAATCCCTCTCTGTGGTATTGACCATATTCTAAAAAAAATAATTTATTACCAACTTTATTAGATTTAATACTATTATAAAGTTTTCCAGAGGCTTTTAAAGGTTTATTGCCTACAATATCTTTTGTTTTTCTAATTTCAATAGTAGATTTTCTTAAAGGTGGGTTTAAACCTTTGTCTATATTATTTTTAGACCCCTCCTCAGTTCCCTTTGCATAATCAGATAGATACTCTCTTATTATCTTAGGCATTTGCCTTTCTAGTTTACCAAAGCTAAAATTAGTCTTTATTTTTAACTCCATTCCAAAATTTTTCTCCTAGTTGTTTTGCCTCAAGGTATTTATCAACATTTTCTAATAAAGCTCTATCTGCTTGTTCTTCAGCCCACTTAACTGGATTTTTTATAATCTCTCTTAACTCACCATCAAGATTAAACTCAATATCATTGATTTTGTCCAGCTCCCTGACGGAATTGAGTAAAAACTGACTGTTGGTTTCTTTGCTCATTAGCCTCTCCATTTTTATCTATAATTTTTTGGGCTTGTTCTAAAGATAAATCTTTATTTTCCCTAACCATTATTTTTGCTTGAGTAGTAAGATTATTTTCTAAGTCAAAATTGTCTTTAAGAATTTGATCTTGTACTGTCTTTGGGTATTCAACCTCTTCAAAATCAACTCCAAACTCTTCTGGAAGAGAAACACCATTATATTCAGCAATAACACGCTCAACATTGTAAAAATCTTTCTCATATAGTCTCCAAAGAGCAATATCATCATAATAATCTTCTTTTCTTTCCATATCTTTAATCATAAGTGAAATACCACTAGGAACTTCACCGCCTGATTCAGCCCATTGAATCCACAAGTGATTATTCATGGCAATCATTTCCATTTGAAATTTAATATTTTCAATAGCCTCAACAATATTGCCCTGTGGGCTTGTTATGTTGTAAGCACCCTCATCTCCCATATCTAAAATAGTATCAGAACCAGTTCTAAGTAAGCTCTGGTCAGCATTAAGACCTGTTACCCAAGGCTGTCCAAACATATTAAACCTCATGCCAAGATTTAACTCAGTTAAGGCAATATTTACCTGCTCATTGCAATTTACAATGTCAGATGCTCCTTCTACAAAAAAAGAATCAATCTGATCCTCCCTATGAGTAAAAACAAACGGAATTATACCATATGGGTTAGTTTTTTCTTGAATCATCTTACCATCTTCATTCATTATGCCGTATTTTTCACTATCCCAATATTCCCATTGCAGATTCTCAGCATTTGATAAATCTGCTGTGCTATTAAGTAGTGGATATAGTATTGCATCTGGTTCAAATGGATTATCATCAAAATAAGCCTCAAAATAGTAAATTGGTCTATAATCAAAGTAACTATCATCTCTCCAATGAACACGATTAGCAATAGTACCAATTAATCTAGTCATTCTTTCAGAATGTTTCATTCTAACATCTTTTGTAGGGGTTAATTCTTCATATTTTTTAGTATTTCCACCTAGATTTCTCTTAGCACTTAAACTATATATTCTACTAATCTTGTTAATAAATTTTCTAGTAAAATTTGTTAAAGTAGGGGGTATTTCATTAAAAGCATCCCCATTAAAATATCTATTAATGTATTGGTCTGTAGAAACACCTGAATAATAATCTAAATGCTTTCTTATTTCATTACGCCTAGAATGAGACAGCATAAGCTTTGTTTCTAACAATTTATCCTTTAATAATTTTTCAATCATCTTTGTATCCTTTTCATTTCTCTGTTTTTCATTGGAAATCTATTTATGATGAAATATCTAAAAGCATCGTTTCCATGATCGTGATATCCATCTTTTATTGGTTCTTCTTTTATTGGTTTGCCATCTTCAGACTCTGGATATCTATATTCCTCAAAATCTTCTATGACCTCTTTGCAATTTTTATGTACATGAACTCTTCTAGTGCCATCTGCACTTTCAAAAAATCCTCTAGTGTGAGATACACTATTAACTATATTCCTACTCATTCTATCTCTAGTGTACAAGACCCTAATCCCACTTCTTCTAAATATCTCCATATCACCAGCACCACTTTGCCCTTGAACATTAGCACCCGCAGGGTCACCATAGAATGATAAAATAGGGTATCCCTTAACTTTTATCATTTTAATTAAATCTTCTGTTTTAATATTATTTTTATGTAAAATGCAGTCAAATATTCTAATATGCTCATCTCTGCCATCAAATTGAGTTTGAATAAATAGTACAGCAGGTTGTCTGTAGCCAAAGTCTATACTACAGTATGTAGGCAAGTTAGGATCATATGGAAAATCGCCAACATCTAATTCTCTATGAAAATCCCAGACCTTTCCCTCAAATACAGAAAATTCTGCACCAAATTCTTGCCCAAAGAGTTCTTTAGACATATTTCTTTTTCTTTCAATAATTGCAGGGTCTTGTAAACCGAGGGGAAATTCATGTTGGTTTGTCCATGACGGAGATGAGTAACTAGCCCACTCATCATCTGTAATGCCCAATTTGTATAAGTCATATATCCAATTTCTTCCCTCTGGAGTTGTAATAAATATAACTTTTCCCTTTCTACCAGCAACTGTTGGGGATAAATACATATCCCATATTTTTTTATTCATTTTGGCAACTTCATCAATTACAAGTAGGTCAAGACCCTCGCCCACTAATGAATCTGCGTTATCTGCTGACATTCCCTCAACAGTAGTACCCCACTTAAAACGAATAAACATATCTTTTTCTGAGGCTTTGTCAATATCATCTCCATGACCAATAACCATTCTTTGCCAGATTTCTCTAAATATTAACCTTGCTTTTCTATACGACATACCCACAACCCAAATCCTCTTATTAGGTTGTGATGCGACATAGGTTGCCTCCATAGCACTAGCCCAAGTTTTTCCAAATCTTCTTCCACATACTATAACATGAAATCTAGCATCTGTTTTTTCGGGATAATGCAAAGCCAACTGACCATCATGTGGTGTGTAATTTAAATACTCAAACCACTTTTTCTTAAAATCGTAATTTTTTTCTTGCATTAGATTACTTCTCTAACTTACATTATAGCATATATTAATGCAAGAACGATTCTTGCGTTTAACAAAACTCACTAAAGAGGTCAAAATGTCAGAAGAAAAAACCATCGAAACAGATGTAAAACAGGAACCCGACACACAAGTCGAAAACAATGTACCGATTTCAAGGCTAAATGAAGTTATTTCAGAAAGAAATCAGCTCAGAGAAAGTCTTGAGTCTTTTAAAAGTAAAGAGGAAGAGGATCGTAGAGCAAAACTTCGTGAAGAAGAGAAATGGCAAGAACTCAATGCAGACCTTGCTAAAGAAATAGATTCCTATAAACCTTATAAGGAAAGATGGGAAAATATGGATGCTAGACTTCGTGAGGGTGCTTTAGCTCAACTTCCTGAGTCAAAACGAGAAAAATTTGCCGATGTTGAAACCGAGGTTCTTTTGAGTATTGTAGAGGAGTTTACAATGGATGAAAAAATTAATCCACCTGATAGACAGGGAACAATTCCTACTAAAAATACGAGTGATTGGGTAAATATGCCTGATGACGAAAGAAGAAGAAACTGGGGGACAGTATTGGAATCATACATGAAAAGGTAATTTAAATGGCTAAACATTATCAAGGTAGTCCTGTTACTACTACAACTGACCAACATTTTATTCCAGAAATTTGGGCAGATGGTATATATAAATACTTTGAGCGTAAAACTGTTTTTCGTGGTTTGGTTGATGATTATTCTGCACTTGTAGGTAGCAAAGGTTATGGTGATGCTATTAACATCCCAGAAATGAGCTTAATTAGTGCGAGTGATAAATCAGCAGGTTCAGATGTATCTTATGATGCAACTGCAACCACAACCACTCAGTTAGCGATCAATAAACACAAATATGTCGCAAAACTTTTTGAAGATGTGGCTCTTATTCAGTCAGAGGCTGATTTGGTAGCTAAGTATTCAAGAATGATGGGTGAGGCTCTTGCTCGTCAGGTTGATGCTGATATCTGGGCTGAGTTAGATGGTCTAAATCAATCTCAAGCTCTTTCTGCGGATGATACACTAACTGCAGCTGTATTTGAATCTGCTCTTGCCACTCTTGGTGAAAACGATATTCCTTACATGGATGGGGAATGTGCAATGGTTGTTAATCCAACACTATTTGCTGATATACTTAACCCATCTGCTGGTATCGCTCAATACTTCATCAGAAATGATGCTGTAGGCGAAGGTAATCGTGGACTAAGATCTGGTATGGTTGGATCGCTTTATGGTATTGATGTTTATATGTCTAATACTGTAAGCACAGCTGGTACTTCATCTACAATCCCAGGTGCTATTTTCCACAAATCTGCGTGTGCTTTTGCATCTCAGCAGGAAGTGAGAGTCCAGAGTGAATACTCTGTTGATGCACTTGGTACTAAGGTAGTCAGCGATTTATTGTATGGATGCAAAATTATTGACGATTCAGACAATAAAAGAGGTGTAAAGTTTACTAACGTAGACTAAACACATTCTACATAATTGGGGGTATGATTTGCTCTGCCCCCAATAACTAGGAGATATTATGCAATATTGGAAAAAAGATAATAGTGGGCAAATTCAAAGAATTGAAGATATAGATTTAGAAAAACATCCTGAAAAATTGGAGCATTTAGAAGAGAATGGTTGGAAAAGAATAATGGGAGAAGATGACTTTTCTCCTTACAAAAAACCTATCTTTAAAAAATCAAAAAAATCTAAAAAGAAAAAATAATTTAGACACACAGTCTCGTTCACGCTGTTGTCATAGCTTAGAGAGGAAGAAAAATGGCAGATATTCACACATATTCGGTGCAAGAAGCACTAAACACTACAGTTGGGGGAGAATGGACAGTAGCCTCAGCAGGTACAGCAGGTTCAAGTGCTAGTACAGGAAACACAACACATAAAGCATTAAAAGCATCTACAGGCTCAGTTGGAGTATATAGTGCGGTTGAAATTTATTTTAATTTTTCAACTACAACAACAGATGTAAATGCATCAAACGATATGATTATTCCTAAAAATACATTAATGTTTTTAACAATACCTAGGGGATTAGGTACAACAGTTTATTTTAATTATAACTCCACCTCTACTACAACTGGTGCAGTTAGATTGGTAGAAGTATAATGTACGGAGGAATGGGGAGTGCCGTCACTCCTGATCTTTCAAAAGGCGGTACTATAGATGGTGACATCACTATCACAGGTGATTTTAAAGTAGAAGGTGGTGGCTCATTTACATACGATGAGATGATTACTGGAAAGATGAGCGTAACTAATAATGCGTCTGAAGTGGCAAATTTTATAGGCTCAGGTTCTAATGAAGCGTGGATTGGTATTGATTCTACTGGAACTGGTGGAGACCAATGGTTATTAATTTCTAGTGCAAATAGTGGCGCTCAAGGTGGTGGTGGTGCTTTCGCAATATATAATAACGATACATCAATTAACGCAATGACTATTACTTCAGGAGGTTCGATTGGTATCGGAACTTCCACGCCCACACATCCTCTTGAGCTACATGAAGGTGCGACTATGGGATTTTTTGACCATGATTACACTGGTTTTGTTACGCAAAATGCTGGAGAATCTCCGAGACAGACTTTTATAAGGTCAAGAGGGAGTAATGCATCTCCAACGGCAATTACAAGTGGAGATGTTTTAGGTGAAATTTGGTATTATGGATCTGCTAGTAATAACGCTCTTAGGAGTTCAGCAGGTATACGAGCAGGTTCAGAGGGAACTATTGGTACTAATTCAGTTCCATCATATTTTGCATTTTTTACAACTAATGAAGGTGCTATTTCTTCAACTGAAAAAATGCGTATTGATAGGTCAGGGCGATTGGGCATCGGAACTGCCTCACCCGACAGCCTAACTCATATTCACGATAGTTCTGCTGGTAGCATTACTGCTAATAGCAATGCACTTTTAACAATAGAAAAAAACAATCACTCTTTTATACAATTTTTAAGCCCAAACGATAAGCAACAGGGTATTTATTTTGGTGATGAAGATAGTGCAATCATTGCAGAGCTTTCATATAACCATTCCGAAAATACTATGAATTTTTATGCTAATGGCGGTAAAAGATTAGAACTTGACAACAACTCTCGCATCAGTCTTAGTAATAATGATAGTGGTGCTAGTAATACAATATTCGGATATACGTCAGGAGGAAATATTGCTAGTGGTGGTGATAAAAATACTTTATTTGGTAAATCAACTGGGTTTTCAATAAGTACAGGAGATAGCAACACTAATTTAGGTTGGGAGGCAGGGTACTATAACGCAACTGGTAGTAATAATACTGCTGTTGGTAGTGGTTCTATGATGGGTGCAAGTGGTCAAAATCATAGTGATAACACTTCCGTAGGTTTTAACTCCTTAAAAGTAATCACTACAGGTATTGACAATGTCGCAATCGGTTCAGGAGCAGGTGATGCAATAACGATAGGTGCTATGAATATTGCGATTGGTAAAAATGCTTTAGGTGCGGAAGATGTTGGAAATGGAACTGTTGCTATTGGTCAGAATGCATTAGTACAACAAAATTCAGATAGTGATAATGAAGTAACTTATAATACAGCAGTTGGATTAAGTACAGGTTATACACTAACAACTGCTACACGCAGTACTATTATAGGTGCTTATGCTGGTGAATATATTTCAACACAGGGTACTAATACTGCAATAGGTGCAGAAGCGTTTAGATATATACAGGGTGGAATTGGTAATACCGCAGTAGGTGACATTGCTATGAAATCAGGTGGTACTGCTGCCGATAATGATGCATCATATAATACTGCCATAGGTCGTTACGCATTGGGCGTAATTACAGATGGGGATAACAATGTCGCAGTCGGTGCAAATGCTGGGGACGCAGTTACTACTGGCTCAAATAATATTGCTGTTGGTAACGAGGCATTATCTGCAATTACTACAAATAGTTCACAAGTTGCTATCGGTAGAAGTGCCTTAATGGAATTAACAAGTGGAACTGAAAATACAGCTATTGGTTATCAAGCTGGTAAATTTAATGAGACTGGCGCTTACAATGTATATGTAGGTTATGATTGTGGTATTGGAGTTGATGGGCAAAACAATAGTAGAAATACTGCTGTAGGAAACAGGGCTTTAGTAGCTGTTACTTCAGGTGGTGCAAATTCTATAATTGGATTTTCAGCTGGTAGAGCATTAACAACAGGAAGTAATAATGTAGCTATTGGAGCATCAGGTGCATCAATATCAGCTGCATTAAGAAATTCTACAGATGTGGACAATGTTGTAGCAATCGGTCAGGGAGCAATGGTTGCAGATGCAACATCTAATGCAGATGGCACAGTAGCGATTGGGTATCAAGCTCTAACTGCTCTTACATCAGGTGCTGAAAATACTGCAATAGGAGAATTAGCATTAAAAACTTTAACAACTGGTAGTCAAAATATCGCTTTAGGTACTAAAGCTCTTCAAGAACATTTAACTGGTGTAAGAAATGTTGCCATTGGTGCATACTCAATGGGAGATACTAATGCTGGAACGACATCTCAAGGATCAAATGACAATATATTTATTGGTCATGTAGCTGGTGGGGGTACTTGGGCGAATGCAGAATCTAATGGTAATGTCGGCATTGGTAGTTATTCTATGGACTCAGCTTTAGATGGGGCATTATACAATACAGCAGTAGGTGCTTACGCTTTAAGTGCTATAACTCAAGCAGATAATGTTGTAGCTATTGGAAATAGTGCAGCTTATACCTTAACAACTGCTTCAAATAATATAGCTATTGGTACGAATGCTATGAAAACTCATCTAACTGGTGAAAGAAATATGGCTATTGGTACAAATGCTATGCAAGATACTGATGCTGGTTCAAATGCTAATAGTTCATACGACAATATTTTTATAGGACACTCTTCAGGCGGTGGAACTTGGGGTAATTCTGATAGAACAAGAGGTAATGTTGCTATAGGTAACTATACACTTGACGCAGCTTTAGATGACGCTAGATACAATACTGCTATTGGACATAGTACATTAAGTGCTGTTACTACTGGTGATAGCAATGTAGCAATGGGTGTTAATTCAGGGTTGGTTGTTTCGACAGGAAGTGGAAATACCATTTTAGGTAGTTACTCAGCTAGGAATTTAAGCACATCTAGCAATAATACTGTTTTAGGATATAACGCTTTTGATGCAGCAACTACTGGCAATGCTGATAATATAATGATTGGTAGGGAATCAGGTGGTTTAATTGTAGATGATGCTAGTCATAATATTGGGATAGGCGCACTTGCTTTCTCAGCAGGAGATGCTACTAATGTAGGAAATATTGCTATTGGAGCTGGTTCTTTAAATAGTACAGGCACAAATGCTCATACTGGAGCTATAGCTATTGGTCAGGATGCATTGACTGCACTTACTTCAGGTACAAATAATCTTGCAGTCGGTTATCAAACTATGCAGAATCTTACAACTGGTACTGCAAATACAGCGTTAGGTAGAAAAGCATTAAACTCTGCAGATGGAGCTGAAAACAACAATGTCGCTATTGGTTCTTCTGCGATGCAAAATGCTAATAATGATAGCACAGAAAAGAATGTAGCGATTGGTGCTGATGCTATGGGAAGTGTTACTAGCGGTGAAATAGATAGGTGTATTGCTATAGGTTTTGCAGCGATGGATGGAACAGGATCTATTGCTGGACAACAAAATATTTTTATCGGAGATAACGCAGGTGGTGGTTCGTGGACAACAGCAGCATCTAATTCAAATGTTGCTATCGGTGCTACTGCTATGAGTGGGGCATTAAATGGTGCTTTACGTAATACTGCTTTAGGACATGATACATTGAAAGCTGTTACAACTGGTGATGACAATGTCGCAGTTGGTGCACATGCTTTAGATAGTTTATCAGATTGCAATAATATGGTTGCTGTTGGTAAAGATGCTGGTGAAGCAGTTAATCACGCAGGAGCAGAAGGCGGAACTTATATAGGGTATCAAGCTAGTAAAGCTAATACAAGTGGTGGTCATAATACCTCTCTCGGATATAAAGCATTATTAACTAATAGTATATCAAGTTACAATACTGCTATTGGTTCTCAAGCATTAACTTCTGCAACAGGTGCTAGTAATACTGCAATAGGTAGGCGCGCTCTTAAATCTATAGTAGCAGGAGCATACAACATTGCTATCGGTGACCTTGCAATGGCTGATTATAAAGGCGATGATGGTAATAACGCTGGTACTAAAAACATTGCTATTGGTGTAAGTTCGATGGAAGCATTTCAAGGTGGAGGTGGAGATGTTCACGCTAATACAAGATTTGATAGAAATATAGCATTAGGTTATAACTCATTTAGAGGAGCAGATTTTAACAATGCTGAAAAAGTAGTAACAGATAATATAGCTATTGGAGATGAGGCTCTAAATTCAACTGGAGCAAATGGTCAAGTAGGAACAATAGCGATAGGGTCAAATGCTCTTACTGCTCTTACTTCAGGTGGAAATAATCTTGCAATCGGTTATCAAGCATCACAATCAATGACAACCGCTGATAATTGTACTGTTATAGGTTATAGAGCCTTTGAATCCGCAGATGGCGATGAAGATGAAAACACCATGATAGGAACACAAGCTGGTAGGGATATTGATAATGATGGTTCTGATAACAATGTAGCCATTGGATATTCAGCAGGATTAGGTGGAAGTGGAGCATTAGCTCGAAATGTCGCAGTAGGTGCTTATGTAATGGATGGAACTGGTTCTATTGGTGGTACAGATAATGTGTTTTTAGGAAATTCTGCTGGTGGTGGTGCTTGGGCAACCGCTGCATCAAATAATAATATTGGAATTGGAAGTTATGCATTAGATGCAGCTATGAATGGAGCAGGAAATAATATTGGTATAGGTACGAATGCACTGGGATCTGTAACAACTGGTGATAGTAATGTAGCAATAGGAGGAGTTGCTGGATCTTTAATTACCACTGGTGAAAATAATATATCAATGGGATATGAGGCTTTAAAAAATATTACGATTGGTGTAAATAATATAGGTATTGGTAGAGAGGCATTAGTAACTGAAGATGTTGGAGATAGGTCAATCGCAATAGGAAGTTATGCTTTATATAGTCAAAATTCTGATTCTGATAATGAAGATACTGCAAATGTTGCTATTGGTTATAATGCAGGATATTACAATATTACTGGGCAGAACAATACTTATATTGGATATATGTCAGGTTTTGGTGCAAGTGGACAATCAAACTCCAACAACACAGCTTTGGGGCAGTTCGCCTTGTATGCAATTACCACATCGTCTGAAAATGTTGCAGTAGGAAATGCAGCTGGTCAATCATTGACAACTGGAAATAAGAATGTCTATATGGGATACCAAGCTGGCAGACATAATCAGACTGGGGCTCATAATATTGCAATAGGGCATGAATCTCAAGAGGGTGTATCAACTAACTCACACGACCATAATGTTTCGATTGGTGTAGGGTCGTTAAAAGGAATTACTACTGGAGATTCAAATGTAGCGATTGGAAATTATGCTGGTGACACTATTACCACTGGCAATTATAATACATATATTGGACATAGTGCTGATGCTTCTGCAGCAGATGTAGCTGATGAAATACTATTAAAAGCTGGTACAGATACATTAGCTGGCGGTGGTACAGAAACAGTTAGAATAGGTGTTGATTCAGATTATATTACTAATGACTTTGGTGAAAACGCTACTTGGACACATTCATCTGATAGAAGAATTAAAAAAGATATAGAAGATTCTGAGTTAGGTCTTGATTTTATTAATGATTTAAGACCAGTCACTTTTAAGAAAAAAGCACCAAGTGAATACCCTCAAGAGTTTGACCAATACAATGCTGATAAAACAGAGCGTACAAACCCTGATAAAAAGCATTATGGATTTATTGCTCAAGAAGTTAAAGAGGCAATGGACAAAGCAGGTCATTCAGAGTTTCCAGTTTGGAAAGAAAACAAAGATGGTATGCAAGAACTTGGTGAAACAGAATTAATTACACCATTAATTAAAGCAGTTCAAGAGCTATCTGCTGAAGTAAAATCGCTCAAGAAACAATTAGAGGAAAAGTAAATGAAAAACTACAAAGCAATGAAATCAGCTAAAAGTTGGTCTGTAAAGAAAGCTAAAGTGGTTGACCGACCAGCAGTTTCTGAAGTGAAAGATAATGACGGAAATGTTGTAAGAGCAGCTGAAGCTGAACAATCACACGAAGAATTACAGCTAGTTCAAAAGCGGTATGACCCAAATAGTGGTAAAGCATTAGATGATTCAGTTAGGTCTTACAGTCTAAGCGAAGTTGCTAGTGAAATACAACGCTGTAAAGATAGAGCATCTGAAGCACAGGCAGAACAAGCTGATTGGGAAGAACTAGAAAAAGATTTAAAAGCACTTTAACAATAACAAACAAAGGAGTACATAATGGCTAAAAAAGAAAAAGAAAAGCCTGCAGTCCTTACTCTTGATGAAAAAGAGTATGTCATTGATGAGATGACCGATGAGGAGAAAATGCTATTAAACCACATTAACGATATGCAAAGCAAGATTAATACTAATCAGTTTATGCGTGATCAGTTAGAAGTTGGTAAAGAAGCATTTATCAATAAACTGCGGGAATCTCTCGAAGCTGAACCTGAAGAGGTTGAAGTAGAGGCATAATGCTTGTTCGTAAATGTGCAAAGGGTAATAAGGTTTATATTTTTAAACCTAGAACTAAAGAAAATGTAACATACAAATTTAGTGATGATGAGACAGTTTCTTTTGATGCACAGAATAAGAGTTATATAGTTACAAGTGATGGGGTGGTAATTAAAAGAACTGATTCTTGGATTACCGCCCAATCCGCTTTTTTTGAAGAAGCAGAAGATGAAATAGAAAAAATTGAAGCAGGTAAACACACATTGGTAAATGGAGTTGCTAAAAACATATGAGAAACAATAGTGGAAATTCATTGGCAGAATTTGCTGTTACTATGGCTATCATGGCTACTTTGGCTACAACTGCCGCTCCTGCTTTTAGTCGTATCGGTGAGGGAGCTAAGGCAAAGCAAACTAAAGCAAATTTAGAAAAGATTACTAAAGCATCTCAGATGTGGTATAATCAGCAAGTAGAAGTTTATGGCATGGGAAAGTTTCCTAGTCAAGCACATAGAACAAGTAGCATTGGTGTATTAGTTGATTACAATGAAAATAGAAGAATTGAAGTGGAAGAGTTGGAGGATGCAGAGTTTGTTCCCGTATTTAATGATACAAGCTTTTTACACTTATTTGATAATGATACAATTAAAAGCCCCTATCAAAATGGTCGTTATGAATATGCCATTATTGGTGGGTCTGGTACAGGGAATAGTATTGTTTCTCCAATCTTTATTGTAGTGGATGCTGAAAAACCTGAAGATTTTTACAAGTATTATAAACCATAGTGAGACATGAATGACAATAAACCTAAAACAGCAAGGTCATATCGTGGGACAGTCGTGGATGATAATGCCGTTATTAGTATTAACATTAAGTGGCTTATTCAAATGTGCATACTTATCGCTGGACTTGTTTATTCGTACTATCAAATTGTCTATAGAATTGGAGAGCTTGAACGCAGAGTATCTAGTGCTGACACCACAATTACAGAATTGGTCGAAAAGCATATAGAGGAGGAAAGCAAAAGATATGAGCAAATGGAAGAAGAATTAAAATGGCATCAAAAACTATTAAAAAAGAAGAAGAAGTAAATGGAAGAATTTCTAGCAATTTATTCAGAAGCGGGTATGATAGGTGTCGTAGGGGCTATGTTTATGTTTATGGTTTACTCTATGAACAAAAGAGGGAACGAACAAGCACAGGCACTAAAAGACTTAGAAATAGAAAACAAGGGGCAAAGTGAAACACTTGAAAATATGGAGGGAATGGTCATCAAACTTATTAATAGGTGGAACAAGTCTGATGATAGGCTTGATAGAAAGTTTGACGATCTTAACAAAGAAATTAACGACCTTGATAATCAAGTATCTGAAATCAAAGGTTCATTAAGTAGGGTAAATGGAAAACATGGATAGTTTAAAAGTAGCATCAGCTAGTGTAGCAAATTATGGCTTATCTTTAACAAGTGCCAGTCTTACATTGCAATGCATTGTTGCACTATTAACAATAGTCTATTTAATATTAAAAATAAACAAAATAAGGAAATAAACATGGATTTTAAATCAATAATGTTGTCAGTAGCAGAATCTCAAGCTGATCAATTTAAACAAAAAGCAGTAGAGTGGGTTCAGTCTGACGAATTTCAAGAAGAACTAGCAAGTAAAATTAATGCAAAAATTGACATTCCTTTTGTTGATGAGGAAAAAGAACAAGTGTTTTTTGAAAAGTGTGTGGATTTAGTTGCAGATGTTGTAGAAGGATTATTTAAGGGGAAGTAATGCCAAAAGGAAAAGGATACGGATTTGGGAAACCAAAATCTAAAAAGAAAAGAAAAGTAAAGTCTAAAAAAAAGAAGAAAAAATAATGTATCGTTTTGGAAAAAGGTCTAGGAGTAGGCTAAAAGGCGTTAAACCTGAGCTTGTAAATGTTTTAAATGAACTTATTAAAATAATGGATGTAACTATTATTGAGGGATTAAGAACACAAGAAAGACAAGACGAATTAGTAGCAAAAGGTGCAAGTAAAACAAAATACTCTAAGCATATTGAAGGTAAAGCTGTAGACCTTGCACCATACCCTATTGATTGGGAGGATAGAGAAAGGTTTCATTATATGGGTGGAATGATTAGGGGTATAGCTAAAAATATGAATGTAAATGTTCGTTGGGGTGGAGACTGGGATAGTGATGGTGAGATAGCAGATAATTCATTCGATGATCTAGTTCATGTAGAACTCAGGAGTTAAGTTCCTTAACTTTTGTATTGTATTAAACATTATAAAATATTAAAATAGGAATACTATGGCTTATTGCACAAACAGAGATTTAAAAGATGTGTTTCCATCTATTGATGAGTTTGACACAAAAACTGCTATCTATGGATGGGTAGTCCATAGCAGTTCGTTATATAGAGCAGATAATTGTGGTTTAATTACTCAGTTATTTGCTAATGGTCAGGATTTAGGTTCTGCTCAGGCAAATAGTGGTGTTGTAAATTCTAATGGAGAGTGGTTCTATGAATCATCACTAGATGCTGTTTATTATTATAATAGTGCCACAAACCCCAATGATATGTTAATGGAGTCTGGGGATGATTGGGCAACATTAAAAACAAGATATATATCAAATGCTGAAAAATACCTTGACTCTAGGCTAGATGGTAAGTTACCTAGAAAACAATTTAAAGACCAAGATGGTAATTATGATTATATGATTATTAGAACAACTGCTCTCATAGCTTGTGCTTTTTTAATTAGGGCATCACAACCAACATCTGAAGTAGCAGATGCTTTATTCAATGATGCAGAGCAAAACATTACAGCTTTAAATACTGGTAGCGCAAAACTGTCTTGGCAAACAACTGGTGATTCCTCTATGGGGGTCATAAGGGAAGGTACAGTTAATGGTAATTTAAGGATTGTAGATACTAGAGGGGCTTATTACGGAATATACGATAAAATAGGAGTAAAAATTACCACAGCTGGGGCTATGGGGACTGCTAAGTATTCTGTATGGGAATCTGATTCAACAAATCTTGGTAGTGAGAAAATGAATAATGGCGATACTGCTAGTTATGTTGAAACTATAAGTGGTGATTATCAATTACTTAGTCGTGGTTTAGATTTAAGATTTGCTGGTGACACAGCAGACACAGCTACTATTAATGATTATTGGGAAATTGAGGTTCATGGCAAATATGAACTAACGGATGGTGGAATGCCAATGTCTATGAGGGCAACTCGTAGATGATTACATTTGTCAATATCTGGAATGATAAGATATTAGACACTATCCGCACTTTCTTAAATAATGAATTTGCTGGTAGCATCCCTGTCTACACAGGGGACTTTAAAGACATGGGAAACCAGTCTATAAGACTTAATCCTGTAGGTACGAATTTAATTGAGCGTATGTCTACAGGAGAGCTTAGAGAGTATATAATAGATGTATCATATGCTTTTAAAGAAAAAACAATTAAAAAAGATACTTGGGAACATATACTTCGTCAAGTATCGCACATAGAAGGTCTATTCTTTCAGAATCAGAGCAATACCTTTTTTGATGGTAGGTTGTTAACTTGCCGTATTAATGAGATAGAAGATGATGAGGCATTAATTGAAGGTTTAAATGTAATGAGATGGGAATGGAGAGGTAAATACTTAGGCAACATATCATAAAGTAATAAGGAATAAGATATGAAAGTAAAGTTAAAAAAAGATGAAAAGCTATCATCTAATTACAATTTTTGTAATTTAGAACATAAAGATTGGGTAGCTTTAAATCAGGGTAAAAGTGTTGAGTTAGACATTGTACCAGATCAAATAAAAGATAAAATAGAAACAAATTCAAAGAAAGAGGTAGATAATGGCTAACGCAGTATTTTCACCAAGAGATTTTCAAGCATGGGTAATTGAAGAAGCTACCTGTGGAACAGCACCAACTTTTACATCAAATGCTTATCAGCTAGATGTAGATTCAGTAGCTTTCCCTAGTTTAAACCCAAATCAAGTTGCATCAGTAAGGTCAAGAGCTGGTAGGGTATTACATAAAAGTGATTTTTTCCAAGACAATGAAATGAGAGCGGTTGAGGTTACTCTTTCAGGAACATTCCGTAAGGATGTAGGAACAACAATTTTAATGCAAAGTGTAACAGGCTCTACAATAGGGACTTCTGTTGCTGATGTTGAAGTTGCTACAGCTGCTACTGGCGTTTCTGGTTTATATGGAGAGTCAGCTGGGGATAAGACATTTACACTAATATTAGCCCCACCTGATTACGATGATGGCTACAACACAGTTTTAACTGGCTGTTTGTGTACTAGCTTTACTATTTCTGCTGATTCTGGCACAGATGGTGGTATCTATAAATTCAGCGCAACTATATCAACTGGTTTTAATCCCACAACTAATAACACAGCAAATCCCGGCAACAATGCTTTTGGGACATCGTATATTAGCGTTACAGGATTGAGTGCTAAAAAAGTTGCCGCAATAGATGTTGTAATGACAGCTTTTGATGTAACTATTGAAAGTCCTGCAATTTATACTGGGTTTTCAAGTTCAGGATATCAAGCGTTTAGTAGAGGTGAGGAAATATCAATAACTGCAAATGCTACAGTTAAATATGATTTAGCATCAAGACCAATATATCATAATTTTAATGGTCAAACTGGTTTTACCGATGGGAATATGTTTGTTATGACTCAGGGAACAGCAACGGATTGCTCAATCTCTATCCCTGATGGCATTCTTACAGATGTTACTTTTAACGAAGGTGATGCAATGATGTTAGATGTAGCCATAAAAGCAGTTACAGGGGATCAAGCACCTATTACATTTGACCTAGCATAATGAAGAGTATCAAACTTGCTACTGACAAAGAAGTAAAATTAAAAGAAATGTCAGTAGATGATATAGATTTCTGCAATGATGTTCCTGAAATGAAATACGATGGGGAAAGTCTTGTAGCAATTAAAAATCTATCTAAAGCTAGAACTGCATGGATTAGAAAAGGGGTTGAGGGCGCAGATGATAAATTTATTAAGTCCTTGACAGATGACGAGAAGAATGAGTTATCAGTTGCTATTCAAGAGTATCAACGCTTGGGGGAGTAGAAGCCCTCACACTAGAATACAACATTCATGTAGCCAGTCATTGTGGGGGTTGTATGTATCATACATACCCATATAAAGCTCAAATTCCTATCTTAATCGAAGGAAAATATGAGACTAGAGTATTTACATCAAAGAGTGATGTAGAGTCTGTTATTGAGCTTTTAATTGATGAGGTCAAACAAACAAATAAAAAAGGTAGCAATTTTAATATAGCTCAATCTGTAGTAAAACAGTTACCTTTTTTTGCTTGTCCCAATGCACTTCTAGATTCTCAATCACAAAAAGATATTTCTAGGTATATATATTCTCAGCAATTTGGTATTAATCCACATAAAGGAACATACGGAGAGCAACCAAGTAAGTGGATAGAAAAAAGTTTTTTAATAAAAAACGCAATAGAGCGTAAGAAATCAGAGGCTATAAATCATGGCAAGTAAAGCACAGCAAACAATAACAGTAGAATTTAAAGCAAAAGGCGATGATGTATTAATTGCAACAATTAAAAAACTCAATGAAGCAACAAAAGCCTTAACTAAGACACAAAACAGTATTACTAAAGCAGAAACAAAAAAAACAGCTTCTAGCAAATCTCACAGAAAAGCCGTAGAAAAATTAAGAGTTGCTTTACAATTAGAAGGTAAAAGTTTAAAAGATTTAAAAGTTCCTCTTTCTGAATATAAAAGAGCATTAAGAGGTAATGATTTAGCTTTAGCAAGGTTAAGAAAAACAACAAAAAAATATGTTAGAGATTTAAAAGGTTTTTCACATAGAACTAGAATACTTGGAGGAACTCTTGCGGTATTAAGATCAAAATTACTGTTGTTTAATTTTGCTGTGGGCTTTGCTATTAGAGCTGTAGGAAAATTTGCAACAACAGCATCAAAAGTTGAAAATATGGAAAGAGCCTTTAGCACATTATCAGGCTCTACTGACGACTCTCGTGTTGCGCTAGAAAAGTTACAACAAGCTACTAATGGCACTATGTCTGAGTTTGATTTATTTCAACAGGCAAATAATGCTATGATTCTTGGAGTAAGTACAAATTCAGATGAAATGGCTGAAATGTTTGATATTGCTCAAAGACTCGGTAGGGCATTAGGTAGGGATACAGCATCATCTGTTGAGTCTCTTGTAACTGGTATAGGTAGACAGTCTAGGTTAATGTTAGACAACATTGGTATTATTGTTAAATCAGAAGAGGCTTATGAAGCATATGCTAAGAAACTAGGAATTAGCGTTGATCAATTAACAGATCAAGAAAAGAAAACAGCATTTTTAGAATCAGCTATGGAATCAGCTAGGGCTAAGGTAAAAACTTTAGGAGATGAGGTTTTTACCAATCAAGATGTATATGATCAATTAAGCAGGGCAACAAGTGAATTAGCAGTTGCTACAGGCGAGGTTTTACAACCTGCGCTAACTACGACAGCAAAAGCTTTTACTTCTGTATTTGAATCTGCAACAAAATATTTAGATTCAATAGCATTAGCAGATAAACCTATTAAAGAATCAATGTCTAATGAACAAAAATTATTAATACTTATAGCTAGAAGAACAAAGTTAGCAGGTGAATTAGCAGAAATGCAAAATGATGTTTTTGGGTTAGAGGAAAGCGAAAAAGAAATAAAACTTAAAAAAAGAATAGCTAGAATTGGTGAGCATATTAATAATATTAACCTTGGGCAAAAAGATTCTATTATTAAAATTGCTGAAGCAATAGAACAAGAAACTGAGGGATTTAAAAAAAGCAATTCTGTTATTGATCTTAGAACTCAAATATTTCAAAAAGAAATAGATATTATTAAGCAAAGAAATTTAGATTTAAAAAATGGGCTTACGATTACAGAGCAATTAAATGCTATAGATGAAAAAAGAACTTTAATAAAACTGCAAGAACGCAATAAAGACATAACTGCTCAAGAGGCTATAAAGAAAAATTTAGAATTAGATACTGAGCAAATAAATTTAAAAGAAAAATTAGCAACGGCTACAGTAAAAGGTGCTTCAGATGCTTTTTCTGCTATGAGTGAATTAGCAGGTCATAATAAAAAAACTGCTGAGTTAGCAAAGGCATTAGCTATAGCTAGTGCAACTGTAGATATGTTTGCTGGTATGAACAAAGCTTTTGCCCAAGAAGGAATTTTAGGATTTTTAAGTGCAACTGCAATATTTGCACAAGGAATGGCTAATATACAACAAATAAAAGCACAAAAATTTGAAAGAGGTGGTATGGTTGGGGGTAATAGGCACTCTCAAGGTGGTACAATAATTGAAGCAGAAAGAGGTGAGTTTGTAATGTCTAGAAGTGCTGTTCAATCTATAGGGTCTGAAACACTTGCTCAAATGAATCAAACAGGTAATACTGGTGTAACTGTAAATATTTCTGCTCCACTTGTAGATGAAACTGTAGTTGAAACTATAATACCTGCAATTCAAAAAGCTCAAAGAATGAATTTGGCGTAATATAAAATGGCATACGGAACATCTATAAAATTAAGTAACATATCAGAAAACTGGTTATTTAAACTTGCTAATAGGCAAGGTGGGGGTGTATTTATATCATTTAAGGATGTAACATATGGTAGTAATTTTTATCATGGAGTTATATTAAATAAACCATCTATAAGAGAGTCAATAGATTTAAAAAACTCTGTAGCTAAAACTTCTAATATGTCTTTAAGTATAGTTGATTTTAATTACAAAGGTAGTGCAATATCTAATGAATTATTTGGGGGAACCAATAACTATATCAATCAATTAGTTACTGTTCATTCTCAAATTAATGCTGATACTGCTCAACAAATAGGGGCATTTAGATTAGTTGATATTTCTACAAACGGCAAAACAGTTAATCTCTCCTTGGCAACTCAAAGACCTTGGGATTTTATAAAATTTCCCCAAGATCAAGCCACAGTATCTTTAAAGTATTTTCCTGTTGCTTATGGGAATTTTGAAGAAAGTACCTCATCTCAAGATTCTCAAAATTTATCAGAAACTAGATCGCTGTATCCTGTACCTGTGGATAATACGAGTGGTAAAATAACAGCCTTAGTAGCTAGGTCTTACGATGGGAATGCTAATAAAGATGGTAGGCTACATCATTATGAAAAAGATTGTGATCAATTTGTACCCATAGGATTAACCAGCTCTGCATTTACAGATATATCAGAAACATATCAAGGTGGCAACGCTATGAAATGTAGAACTGATTTATTTAGGGGGTTTAAATTAAAACCTAAAACCACTTTAAGCAACGAAGGCGATCAATATGAAAATCCTGACAATGCGTTTGATTCTAGGTCGGATGAAAGCTCGACATTTACACACTTAACACCCACATCATTAAGTACAAATACCAATAGGCAAAGAGATATAGAGTTTACCCCACCAAATATTGTTGGTAAAGTTACAGATATTAAAATATTTACAAGATATAAAATAAATGCTACCGACTCAAATATTCAAGCTTTTTTAAAAGTTATGGTGGGTAGCACAGTTTTAGATACTATTGCTACAAATGCTAATTATAGCTCTAGCATACAAGTAGATACTTATACAGTTACTGGAAGCTCTAGTTCGGGTGAATTTAAAACAATATATACAGACAATAACAATCAATTACCTAATATAAAATATAGGTTTAGTTTTGAATCAGATGAGGATGCAAGTGGAACAATTACTGGAGAAATTTATGATGTACAAATTTTAGTAAAGGTAGCCTTAGACACTTCAGCAGAGAGTACAGAATCAACAAAACAATATTTAGATGATTTAGAATATATGTATGTTGGGGGAGAAGGGCTAACTGAATCTTATTCAGGGTCAAGTAATAGCATTACAGAAATACACGAAGCCCATAGAGATTTATTAACTAGATTCGCTGGTTTATCAACCACAGACCCAACTGGTTGGAGTGCTTTAAATACTGCAAAAGACTGGCAAATTAGATACTGGCAACTAGAACCAGTAAGCTTAGAAAAAGAATTAGAGAAATTGCAGTACGAAGGTGGGTTTATATTTCGATATAGGTTTGACGGAACAGGGCAGTATATTTTTATACAGGACTCTTATGGTTCTGTGGATACAACACTAGATAAATACGATATTAATAATGTGTCTGTTGCAGTAACTCCTTTTTCAGATTTAATTACTAAAATGGATATTTCATATAGAAAGCACCCAGCTTTAGATCAATATTTAACTACTGTATCTTCAAGTAACTCTACATCAAGAACTAATTGGAATATTCAAACCAAAGAAAATATAGAACAAGTTAATTTAGATGCCTATGTTGGTCATAGTGCATCAGCAAGTGATATACCAACAACACCATCTAGTAATCCAAATGATGATTTTTATACATACTATGATAATATTTTTGGAGACATTAAATTATTAGTATCATGCGATATAGTTAATCCTGCAAAGTGGGTTGATTCAAGTTTAAGCCCAATAGAAGTAGGGTCTACCATAGCATTTGATAATAATAATATGTTTCCAGAGTCACCAATGGGGTACAATTCAGCATCATGGAGCAGTCAAACATTTATAATTACAGATATCAATAGGGGAGTTGGAAAACTTTCTATTAAAGCGAGGCAAATATAATGGCAAATGTAAATATTAGAACACCAAGATTTTATGTAGATTGGGCATCTTATGCAATGAGTAGAGGAACTGCTCAAAATAATAATTTTGATGTAATTACTGGTGGTAATTTACTAGCTGTAAGTACAGGAACTGAAGCAGAACTATTTGATATGCGACCATTAAATCAAATAAGTTTTAACACAAGCAATGTCACTAGTAAAAAAGTATTAGTCACTATTGATTCAGAATCTGATAGTGGAATTATACCATTTAATTTTATAGCAATATTAAATCATAATTTAACATCAGCACAAGGTAAATTTATAATCGCAGCTAGTGATACTGAAAATCAAATAAACAATGAAGATTTTGATACTGGGCATACAGATATTGATGCACAATCAGGTTTGTTGGTAAATGCAACTGTAGCAGATTCGGGAACACACGCTGTAACCCCAGCTCGTGATGGAACAACTATAATAACATTTTCCGATACTAGCCTTAGATATTGGGGTATTCAATTTGAAGGAAGTAATAGTGGTGATTTTGATTCATCTGAAAATCTAAAAATAGGTGGTATTATGTTGGGACAATATTATGATATGCCTGTAAGTCCTGATTTAGATGTTAAAAGAAGTATAACATTTGATACTGTGGATGTACAACAGTCAGTAGGTGGTCAAAGATTTTCAACAATGACTAATCATGGAAGAATTGGATCTTCTCAAAATTTATCTCCATTTCAAACAGATACAAATAGATGGGGAAGTCAGGGTGGTAGGATGAGTTACGATATGAAATTTAGTTACCTAGCATCTACTCATGTTATGCCTGATGCTTATTCCTCATTAGATAGGGATGATGATGCAGTTATAAATGATGTATGGAATATGACAAATGGAAATCACTTGCCATTTATATTTACTACAGATAATAGTAGTACGGCAGAATCTGATTATTTATTTGCTAGATTTGGAAAAAATAGTTTTGATATGACTCAGGTTGCCCCTGATGTATTTAATGTGTCTATGAGGATTGAAGAAGAGTTTTAGAGTCTGGCACAACAACTCCTAACTCAATAGCAGACCACCTTATAATGCGCTCTATAAACTGAGAAAATTCTTTTGTTGTAAGTATCTTGGTACTTTCGATTTCAAAATGTGTTTTAATAGCATCGTGCATTTCCCTATTAGTATATCCTAAATCATTTGCTAATAAATCTACAATAGCCCAATAATAATTATTTTGTTGCGCAGATCGCACACCTGTTTCTTTTAACTCAATATAATAATTACCATTAAGCTTACTTATAACATCATCAAACTCAGACCTATTAGTAATAACTAATTGACCATTTTCTACTTTACAAGCAAATCGCAATCTAGGCATATTTTTTCATCCCATAGTTTCATATCAGGACTGCTCCACAATTTACCCTCAAATATGTTCCACTTCTTACGACAAGTGGGACACCAGAATAAAGATTCGTCAGCCCTGATTTCGTCTGTTTTATGATTTTCCCTATATCTCTTTTCTACAATAGGTCTATCGAGAGCATCAATAACCCATTGGATAGAGTCAAGTTTTCTTTTCTTCTTTTTCGGCAATTATTCCACCCAGTAGTAATAAATAGTTTCGTGCATCCTGTACTCTGCCAATTATAGGTTCTTCACTAGACTCCTTACCTGTTAATATATAATTCCTAATGGAATCCATGTGCTTTAAAAGATAAATCATAGCAACTTGCTCAGGTTTCATAGATAGTCTCTCCCCGATGCTTTTAAAGTTTTTAAACTTATCTTCATCAGAGACAGTATATTCTTTACCCTTGCAAAGCATAATTCTATTTTCTTCTTTTTGCATGGACTCTGCCCATTTTATAAAATCAGGTACTGTCATTTATTTCTCCAATAAACCCACTTAGACTTATTAGTGTCCCATTCTCCAGTTTCCCAAAGAGTGCTGTTATAAACAACAAGTGCTAACACAAACATTAACATTATTTCTATCATATTATACTCCTTTAGCTGATGGTGGTATTTGTAACTCAGTTCTTTTTTTATATGGACTTTTTCCATATCTCCATTTCATTAGTTCTCCATCAAATTTCGTAAATTCATCTGTGTCCCTATTGCATCTTTTATCAAAAAGTGCTTGAACATACCCATGATGATACCCTGTTCTATAAGATGGTTCGCCACTAGAACCCTTGCTTTTTGTTAACTCTTCTGTAGTCATTACTTTCATATTGTACTCCTTTTTTATTAAGTTTTTGCCCTATTGGTAGCCAACCTGTCAGCTTGTCTTTCACCACATTGGTTAATCAAAAAACTTTTATAGGGCATTTATTTACTGCTAAATACTATATAAAATATTACAACTGCTATAGATAGCCAAAATAGTCCAAAAGAAAATAAAAAGAAACTTACTACAAATTCACTTATGTCTAATATAATCATTATATGTCTCCCATTTGTTTTTCCATATCATCTGAACAGTCATTGCAAACATCGTAATTACATACTGTACAAAGTTTTACTTGATCTAAGTCATCCAACACTTCATTTACAATGCTACTAATTTTGTTAATATGTTTTTGTAAGCCAACTTTTGAAAAATCTCCCATTTCTAATTCTGTGTAACTCCAAATGCTAGTTACTTTATTTCTAATCTTTTTTAAGTCTTTCATGGTTCCTCCTAAGTTAAGTTCCTTAACTCTTAAAATTTAAATTCTGTTTGTCTCAATTTGGTAATAATCTCCTCATAGTCATCGTCTGTAAATTTAATGACTGTATTTTTTCTTTTCTTAACTGTCTCGTACCAAAGGGTGCCACGCTTTTCTACTGCCCACTCAAAAAACTCAGCTGGAGTCTTGTGAGCAGAGAATTTGGAGGAGAACACATGGCACCCCACACAGAGACAGAAACCATTATCAATATCCCAACGGACAGACCTGATAGAGCGTGAATAAAAATGATGAGCATTAAGAGGTTTAGTCTTATGACAGTATTCACACATACCATATTCCTTAATTTTATCTGCCCACGCTTTATCAAGTTTCTTTGATAATGTTTTCTTCACAACTACCTAATAAGGCATATCGTCATTTTTGACAGGATCAACAGAGGATGTTGAGTCAGTAACGATTTCCTCAGATTCCAAAACAGATAACAATACTTTCATATTGGTTTCTATTGCTGTAACCTCTTCATCTTTTAAGATACCCTTAGTACCACCAAATATCTCAACAGCTAACTTCAAACACACCTGTTTATGTATATCGTGTGTCCTAGCATCTATATTGCTATAAGATACTGCCGTTTGTGGTTTTGGGGTAGTACCTGAAAGTGGTTCAACTGTCCAAGCAGATTTCCCAGGCGCATACTCTTCCTTAGTAATGCTTACCTTCGCTCCTTGCCCATATACTGACAACTTTTTATGTAAAGCATCAGTAGCAAAAAACCCTGTCTCTACACCATCTTTTCTGACTCCATACAGATACCAATTACCATATGCATTAGTACCTGTTTTTGGTGTTTCGTACATAAGCTCTACAATATTAGCATTGTCTGGACTTAGTTTGATTGTGTCTTTACTATCCATTTGATCTCCTTTTTTTTATTATTGTTTTAAGTGTTTCTGTAATGTCTCTAGCGATTTCAATTTCGCTCTTATCTATATACTCCTTATCAGTTTCATACTCAATAGATGAACACTCAAGATATGCACCCCTACCACTAAATTTATCAAGGTACTCTGTTACGCCCTCAATCAAATCTTCCATACTGTGCCTAACTATTGTCATTGAACCATCAGTATCTGAATCATATCCATCCCAAGCGATTGTAGCTAAATATACATCCCTACTCATTATCAATTCTCCTTATTCTGCAAGAATGCCTTGCTAACAAATTAAATAGTTCTTGTCGTATAAATTCTATCTTCTCCTTACTAGCGTTTTCAGGGAACTCAACTCTTATTTTTTCTCTTGTTTCCATATATAAATTTATCTCCTCTCTTGTTTATATATCAACCCTTAATTAACTCTCCCCATAATGATGTTTTGCCATCTACAATCTGAACCAAGTGTACTGTAAAAAACCCATTATGATAAAAATCAACTATAGCAAAAGCGTGTTGCCAATTATGATGTCTATTACCAAGCCATTGGTTAGCCTCTGCACTCATATCTTTTAAACACCCAATAGACCAAGCTGACTTAACACCATCTATGTGAGTAACACTAGATTGCTGTATATCGTGATGATGACCATACATAACATTTCCACCCATTCTTAGTAAGTGATTTCTAGTGTGTTGTATCCCAGCATAGTGATGCCCATGATAAAAATTAAGCTTTCCAATCTTCAACATCTTGCCTAATGGGTGGTATTTATAACCACGCTCTTTTAATTTAAGTGCATTCTTTACTAAAAAATTCTTAGCTAGGTAGGGGTTTTCTTCAACAAATCTATTAAGCCAATCCTCATGGTTTCCTTCAATGAAATGTCTATCTTTTACATTGGCTTTATCTAAAGACTCATCTATTATATCCATACCTTTATTAACTTGGGCAATCTCCTCATCAACATATGGCAACTGATATTCTAATGGTGGTCTTTTTTTCTTTTTCCATTGCCAATGACTAACTGATTCCCATTCGCCTGTGTCGCCTAAATCTATATATCCATCAGGTTTTATAATCTCGATAGCCTTACAAACTACATTGATAGCCTTCATATCTGCCATAGGGAAATGCTTGTCAGGTGTTACTATGTATCTTTTTACTTTCATATTAACTCCGAATTTAACCACTTATCCAATGCAATCTCCCATTGTTGGTATGTGGCTTGGTTATTATTATATTTGATCCATATCTGGTCAAATTCTTTATGTAATCTTTTTCGCATATGTCTTATCTGTCTGTCTATACTCCTGTTTTTAAACTTTTCATTAGTTATTTCTTCAGACCTATTTAAATAAATCTTCCTTAAATCTTTCTTCAATGTATTCATAATATTTTCCATTAGCTAAATTATACTTCAACTTTGCGGGTCTGCCTTGATTTGGCTTTCCATTCTTGTATTGAAATCTAATTTTATGTACATGGATTCCCGCATAGTCATCATTCTCAGTTTTATGTCTATGAACAGTAATCGCATTATCACATTTATTAAACCAATTAGCTGAACCACTTATATCATAAGGTGATGGTACAGCAGGTCTCCTATTGACATCATTCTCCATTTTCCTTGGGTGGGCAACTACCCATATATGCATTTCATTCATTTTGGCAAAAGCACTCAACTGAGCCAATACCCTAGATACATATAAAGTCTCATTTTCACCATCTCCAAATTTATGCTCTAATGTATTCCAAGGGTCAATCACTAATCCATTTAATCCAAATCTATAGTTTAATATCTTAGCTTGTTCCATGATAGATTCTATTGTTACAGAGTCCTCTTGTGTTCCTATAAATTTTATATGGTCATTTAATATCTTCATTGAACTTCTAGCTGTAGATTCATTTAATTTATCTTCCCCCCAAAATGCTTTCCCAGCAAATTTACCAACAAGTTTCAACAAGTGGTGTTCCACAGGAAAATTTTCTGCTGAGAATATACCAAACTTCCAACCATATTCTTGCACCATATTTATCATTAAAGCATCCATCCATTCTGATTTACCCATATTAGGTACCCCTGTAATTACAGTAACCTCAGATGGACTAACTAAATAATGTGGATCAACTGCATTCCACCCTGTAGATAAACCTTTGTGTTGTGGCTTTAATAATAAATCAATAGCATCATCTTCAATATCACTAATCGCTACAACCCCATCAATCGGATATGGGTGGGCATTACTCACTATATCCTGTACTTTATCTTCTCCATGCTTTATAAGAACATCATTCATATCCTTACATCCATCAGGATATACCACTCTAAAGCATTTTTCCCTACCTATACGCCTAGATAATTCTTCTCTTAGGTGTTTACCTGCACCATCAGAATCTGTGCATAATATGACAGTATTTGCGCTCATTAAATGTTCTTCTGCTGACATTAAATAACTGAACTTTAAATTACTTGGTTTTGATCCTACGGATGGCGCACCATCAGGAACAGATACCACATTCATAAACCCAGATTGCACCAGAGATAATGCATCCATTTCTCCCTCAGTTATAATAATAGTTTCCATTCCCAACATGGAATCAAATCTATAAAAACATTTCTCTGCATTCTTTGATTGCCTAAAATTCTTATCTGCTGTCCTAGACTTTATATTAACCACTTCACCATTTTTATAAAAGGGAAATTGTATCCACCTATTTTCATAGCCTATTTTTTCTGAGTCTACTACTGCCCTAGTTATACATCTATCCTCAAACCATTGATAGACATTTTCAGGTAATTCTGTTTTAGGTGGCTTTGGTTTTTCTATTGGTTTTTGAGAGTTAAGTTCCTTAACTATTTTTTTCCAATCTAGCGATCCCTCCCAATTACAATGATGACAATGCCACACGCCATCGTCTATATTCACAGACAAGCATTTATCTGATTTATTTTTTCTAGTGTGTGAGCATTTAGGACAAATTGTTTTCTCCTGTCCTGATGTGCCTTTTACATATATACCATTCTCCTCAAATGTCATACAGTTCCTCCATGAGTTTTGTAGTCTGTTAATATGTTGTGAAATCTTTTATTGCCATTACTAGCCTCTCTTCTTAGGGTATGTAATGAGGTAATATGAGAGTGCCAAAACCGATGGTCTAATGCCCACTCTAATACAGACTTAATAACATCGTACTCCACACCATCTATTTTTATTATGTCATAGAGAGTGTTTATTGATTTATTAACTAAATCATGTTTGCTTTCACCATTATATAAATGAGGAAATCTGCTTTGCTGTTTATTTAAAAACATATTTACTATACTTGTCAATGCAAATGCCTGACTCTCACTTATGTCTTTATTTATAGGGGTATTGGTTTTATTGCCATTGGTATATGTTTTATGTATATTATTATTATATAATAATGTTTGGGTATTCTGCATATAGGTAAGGGCATCTTCTGCACGAGTAGGCACATCAACCCCTAGACTATTTTGCATATAGGGGGTGTTCTCATCTTGATTAACCCATAGGAAATTTTGCATAGGGGTAATATATCTTTTAATAAATTTTTCTGTGCCTTCTTCTAGTTCAATCCGAACATGAATAAACCCATTATTTCTAAGTTCTGCTATAGCCCTTGATGCTGTGTCTTTTGAAATATTTAAAACCTTACTAAAGTATATATTTCTTTTTACACAACAACCATCATCCTCTAAACTAGCCATAATCTCTGCATATACTATTTTAGAATTTGCTTTTAAATTTGGATGATGTAAAATTGGTTTTGGTATAATTCCATAAAATCCACTTTTCATTTTTTCTCCTTTACTTAAACATATCTATTTGAACACTAGGCTTAAAACTTGCATCATAATTTTTGTTCTGAAATTTAGGGTATTCCTTAATAGGATATAATAATTTATTTTTTAATACTTTTTTATCTTTTTTACTACCTATAAAATATACATATCTGTGCTTTCTTGGTCTATCTCGCAACGGAAAATCCAAACTGCTAATGTGCCTACCATGCTTTTCTAAATCATCGGGGTTATACCTCTCTCTTCTTTTATCTGAAAGACCTGTGTAAATCCAATTTGTAGCCTGATAAATATAACCTGTATGCCCAAATGATTTATCAGCATACGAAACTAAAATTGTAGGCTTTGGCAATAATTTAAATGTCCTACTTATAAAAAATGATGCACAGTTACTAGGTAACTCATCATTTATACACAGTCTATTTAATTCCAAGACTATGCTTTTATATTCCTTACCACATAGCCCAACACATAGGCTATTAGAAGCTGGTGTCCCATAGGTTACAACACCAACCAATACAGACCCATCAAATAACCCAAAACTAAAACTAATAGATGGGATTCTTTTTAAGTAATGTTTATATAATAACCAATCATATGTCTCTTTGCTAGTTATACTGCTAACAGTAAAATTATCTTCCAATTTCATTTTTTCCCTATCATTGATGGTTCAACTACATTTGAAAAATATTGACATTTTTCTCCTCTTTTAATTAGACACTCCTTTCCACTTAAATCAGTATCAAGCCATTGATTTAATTTGCTATCTATCATAATACCCGAACATTTAAATCCTGTATTATAATTTGCACAATTTTTTTTTACTGCTGTTGTGATTGTGTTTTTTTCTCTGTTCATCCTCAGCATTTTTTTCCTCTACTTTAACAGGCTTTTGATAATTTTTTATAAATGGGTAAGGCATATCTAATCCAATGTTTTATAGCTACAATTAATTTAGTTTCTCCTTGGAACTCTTTTATAAAGCCGTTCCACTTTGCATCATTTGTTTTTATAATGTAGGCGTACTGCTCCGTAATATAATGTATTTCATCCACAATGTCAAGGTCAAATTTATCCATATTAATTGTCCAAGATCCACCAGACATTTTTAATTTACCAGATTCTTTTTCTTTTTTATAAAGAACCCTATCCTCTATAAAAGCCTTCATCTATTTTCCCCCTGTCCATAATGACCCTCTATTATTTCCCCATAGGCATCATCTATATCATTTGGAAGATTTGACATCTTAGGTTCATAAATAGAATATAATAAACACTCTATCTCGTCATATTTATGCTCTGATTCATTAACTATCCAATCTGCGATTCTACTTATTTTTTGTTCTATTGTCATATTTAACTCCTTTTATTCCAATCATAAATTATAATATCTAATAATTCAGGATTCATTGATTTTATAACATGGTAGGCAAAATTATAATATTCTTTCCTTTGCCCTGTTAGCCCCATCTGATACTGTTGTAAATCAGCTAGTAGTTTTCCCTTATCTATCATTATATCCCTCCCCTCCAAACTCATCACAATAAGTTTCCCAAAGAAACTTGGTGGAAATAGATAAATCAGTTAAGCAATTCCAAACTGCGCCATTGCTACCTTTATCTATATGGGTTTTGATGTGTTTCATTATCTTTTTTATTCGCACAATTTCAGGCTGATAATCTTTATAATCCATTTATATTCCTCCTTTGTTTGATAATATTTCTAAGCACAATTCATTAGGTATTTTACTACGCTCATAGTTACCCTTTAATCCCTGAGTCCCTGTTCTGCTCCCTCTTGGAGCTGGTTCGTGGTGGCAATTTCTATTACCATTATGGCACATATTTCTAGGTATCCAATGAAAATCATTTGTAAATATATCGGTGGGTTTCATCCTCTTGTCTTTATAAGAGCAATAGGTAACTGTTTTTCTATATGGAACAGAGGATATAACATCAAGTTTTCTCAATTTGCCTCTAGGATTCTCAATATAAAAATACTTTGGTTTAAAATGATCTATAATATCTAGTGTCTTTTTTACTATCTTAACACCTAGTTTAGCCTGTTCGGTTTTTGGGGTATGGTCTTTGTGCCAATGTTTCCCTATACTAGCCACACTAAAAAATGTACAGGGACAACTTGCCCATATTATATCGGGGTAAAAAGGCACCTTATTAACATCAAAATCTAATATGTTAGTAACATAATCAATATTATCAAAAGCGTTTATATCTGATGTAAAAGTTTCGTGACCTAAACTTTCTGCAATATTACTAAATGACCTAGACCCCGCAAATAACTCTAATATATTCATGCTACGGCTCCTATATCATCAATTAATGTATATGGCTTAGGCTCTTCTTTTATGTCACAATCTTGCATTATGGTTGATTTTATAGTATCAACAAAATCATCTACAGATTCTTCATTATGGTCATAATGGTGTTCAAAATAATTTGATACATGACCAATTAATACAGATGGTAATATACATTCAGCAAATTTCACAAATGTATTTTCTGACATATCCTCAGAGTGTTCATTTAATAAGGTTAAAAACCTTTTATTAAATTTGCTACAGTCTTTTTGAAATTTCTTTGACTGTATATACTTTTTTATTTTTTTATTTTTTAACATGGTGTTCTCCTTTGTGTAAGTTAAGTCCCTTAACTTTGGGTTATCTCGTGTACGACTAATCCTTTTAATAATTGAGCCGATTTGGTATTTCCATTACATTGGTGACAGGTTTTTCTACCCTTGCCATATGTTGGAAAATCTTCATAGTAGGTTATAAATTGCTTATCTCCAGACCTATTATTTTCTGTAACATTCATTCTTAATTGTTCCCAACATTTTTTACAGGTCTTACAGTATTTTATAACTTCGTCTGTCGCAATCCCATCTAAGCAGTTAAATATTTTAGGCATCCCCATCCTCCAATTTAATATTATAATCGTTAGCTACTTTCCTTAATAATATTTCAGTATAGAATTTTTTATCTGAGGTCATCTCTTGAGTATAACCCATAGACCACAAATATTCTATAGCTTCCATACATTCTTTTTTAGTTACTTTATTTAGCATTTTTTGCCCTTTCTCTTAGTGCTATTTGTCTCCACATATTTAAGTTATGATTAGCTACATTTAATTTAGATTTTAAATAAGCTACTGTAATTATAAGTGCCTTAATTATAAGCGCAATTATAAGCTGTGTTAATATATTCATTATTTACCTCCCCAATCTACATCCACAAGTTCCTCAGTATGCTCAACAACATCAGGGCAATCATCTAAAGTAAAGCTATCTAGCCCATATTGCTCCTCTCCATACTTACCCTCATAGTGAATGGTTATTGATACTTCAATTTTACTAGCCTTAATTGGCTTGTCGTTAATTGCAATACCATTAAAATCCTTTATAATTTCCATTTTCATTTTATTTTCTCCTTTTATTAGTGGGTACTATAGGATTTGAACCTATTTGATGGTTAAACAGTTTTACAGACTGCCCCCTTGCCAATCGGGCTAAGTACCCAAATATAAACACTTACAAGTTACCTCTAATATAAATTAGAGTCAAGTAATTTATCTTCCTTGTGATGTATAGCCATATGACAGTTAAAGCATATAATTATACATTTATTAATCTCCTCTAAAATCTTTTTCCATGAGTAATTCATCATATTAGAAATATTAGCTACCTTATTATCATGTTCGTGATGAAATGTTAGCGACCTAGTGCTGAAATTCTTACTTTTTTTAGAATAACCACAGGCACATTTAGCCTCTAATTTATAAGCGTTTAGCCTTTTTCTATTTTCAAGCCTTCCATTTGGTAAGCGTTTTTTGTAATTCCAAAAACATTTACGGCATTTATGAGTTAAATAAGGCTCTCCATTTATATCTAGTCCTTTCCTATCTCCACCCCCTCCCGATTTATAAAAATGCTTTTCAGTTTTAGGTTTAATCTTTTTACAGATTTTACATTGTCTAGTTTTCATTTTGTTAAGTCCTTAACTTTTTTATAAAATATTCAATTACTTCTAAATACTCATCCTGTGAAACTAAATTCACTAGGTCATCATCATCCATTAAATCCTCAAAATCCCAATCAGTATTATAAAACACTTCAGATAATATCAATTCTCTAAGATTTTCTAAAACTCTAAGATAATGAGTTTTGGGGTACTTTGATTGTAGATACATTTTTTTTATCCTCTTTTAGTTTTTTATTAAATAAAATATAAGATACCATGAACAAATGGGTAGCATTATATTAAGGAACATTAAATAATAATGCCCACCTAATATAAATAGCCCCAAAATAGATCCTAAAATAATCCCTAAAAATACAGGTAAATGTTTCATTTTATAATTCTCCTTACTTGGTTAAAATAAATCCATCGTTCATCCTTTGGGGCTGTTTTTGGTTTATCGTTATGAATTATGGCAACAATTAAAAGGGGTTCGTCTTTTTCCTGATGCCAATCTAATTCTGTAATAATAGCCCTGTTATAATCAAATTCATGATTAAGTTCTATTTCCATCCCCACCTTATACTTATAATATGTGTTTAAATATGGATTCATTTTAATTCCTTTCTATTTTTGACTTAGACACCCAAATAAATTGGGTGTTTCGGATATAAAACCCTCATCAGTAAGCCTATTTTTCCCAGTTCCAACCATCCCGACTAATGACCATCGTATCCCCTTCAAACTCTTTCGTAACTCCATTGAATTTCACATACCAAGTAAAATCCCTTTGGAATACCTCAAAACCAAGATTGTAAACTTTAGAGGTTTGGTTCATTCTTAGCTTGGTTGTTCTTGTTTCATAGCCCCCCG